GGGGGGGGAAGTGCCGGCCCCGTTGTTTTATAACAACGGGGCTCAAGTCTTCCGGGAATTATTTTATTTGCCCACTGGGATGGCCAGAGAAAAAGAAAAAACCTAGATACCAAAAAGCCCCCCTGGGAAACCAGAAGGGCTTTTCGGGTTTAGCGGGAGTTGTCTTAGGGTTGTGCTTCCATAATCAAGTCGTATAGTGCCGTAGCAAGACCACCAATGGCTCGACCGCTGTCGGTAATTACTTCATCAGGGCTATCTGAGAACCGCAAACAACTCGCCATCCCTTCTTTATTAACCATAATGAACAGACGAACTCGCCTGCGTTCCGGGTGTTCGCTTGGTGGAAGGTCATCGTGTTCGCTTGGTGGTTCAGAATTTTGAGGACTTGCCCAGCCGCAGGTTGCTACGACAATGTAGTCGCTCGCTTTTGCTACTCGGAGTGTATGACGGCTGTCAATCAGGGTATAGATGTCTGCGTGTTCCCCTACGAATGTCAGCATAAAGACATCATTCTCGTCTGCCATAATGGAATAAAGTTTTGCTTTTTCAAAATCAAATCCCATTTTTTTATCGAGAAGACCTTCAACATATTCTGCTCGTTCCATTAACGTTAATTCCATTGTTGGCTTCCTTTGTCTGGTTGATAAATTTTCACCACGACGCTCGATAGTAAAACTCCCAGCAGTCGGGCATCGCTAAACAGTTGTCAATAATTGCAACCGTATTTCTAAGATCAACTTCATACCATTCGTCGTAACCTTGCTCGCCGAAAAAACAACCTTCAATACGGGGTAATTTTTTAATTGCTACTGTCGGGTCTTCGAGAACTGCCTGACACTCTTTTTGGAGTTGCTGCAGGTCTTCTCTGCCGATGTAATACTCGTGGCAATTATCAATCCCCCCTTGATTGTTATTGACGAACCAGTTGTGGATTTGATTTGCTTTACGCCAACAGCCGACAGTCGCAACAATTTCAACGCTGGGGCTTCCGTCGGAAATAAATTCACCAACATTGGCAAGTTTGACAATTTTGGCGAATTCGTCTTTGTCTTCATCCGACACATGGTCGTAGTTTGAAACATACTTCTTTGCGTGCATATACATATCCAGACCCATAAGGCCTCCTTTATTTGGTTGTTGATTTATTTGTGAAGTTTTCGAGCAAGACTTTAAGTTGATCTTGATTAGCGAGCGTGGACAACGCACCCACAAGAGCTTCAACGGCATTATCGCCAAAAGCAAGTCGAGCGGCAGTTGAAAGATTGTTCAGGATTTCTGCTTCGTCATCATCATCATCTTCGTCATCCCTATCTTCCCTTTCGACCCAGCCCGCTTCTTGTGAGATTAGAGAAACAAAACCACTGTTCGGATCGGCCTCGTTGAACCAAACGGCCTGAATGAACCTAAGGGCACAAGAGTTTTTGTACCAAGTATCGACGACATCGTCTAAATAGGTGTCGCCATCGTTTTCAATAAAAATCGGGTATTCATCCCGAAAAAACTTTGCCTTAGGCTCATCCATCGCTAAATAGATTTTGTGGCAACCGTCAAACGCAATCAAGACGCAGTCATCAATATAGTCCGATACCGCAACCCAACCAGCATCAAGGTTGTCGGCGTCGTGTGGCGCGTAGTCAGTTTGTGTTTTGGTCATTGTGATACCCCTTCTTCAGTGAAAATGTTTTTTTCTACCAACTCATTCCAGGCCACAACCCAACCAGCACTATCTACGCCGAACATAACGGCCTTCCCGTCGTCATCTTCTCGCTCGAGAGTGTGGACGAGTAATGCCATTCGCGCAAGTGCGTCGCTAAGAACCTCAAATTTTTCTTCCCATACATTCGCTACATAGTCGCCCCAGATTAAAATGAACTCGTTGAAGTAATCGCTATCGGGATCGGTTTCGATGATGTAGATTTCTGATCTTCCGGCCTGTAATTCAAACAATAAATTACTGTTGCTGTATTTTTCCTTGATTGCTGTTTTCATTAGTTGTCTCCTTTTTCGTTTTGTTTTACAAAATCTCGAATATCATCATTGATCTCGTCGTCTTCCAACAGAAAGACATCTTCCATTGGATCAAGAGCGTCTGCGCCCTCGCCAGTCTCGACGGTGTTGAAGTCTTCAAGATCTTCAAATTTTTCCAGGGCTTCATCAAGGCTGTCTGCTTCCACAAAGGTTCGTTCGGTTGTCCACATAGTCAATGGGGTCGAAACGGTTCGGGTATAAATAGCCATAATTCTCCTTTTGAGTTTGTGTGCCCTATACGGTAGTGGCTATAAGGAACAGCAACAACTTTATTTATTGAAATAATTAATTCTTTGGCACGGGTTGAAGCTACTGCCGAGAATAAAATTATTTTTTTCTCAGGCCCAGTCGAGACCCTCCGTCTTCCGCCACCGTCGGCTTGTAGTAAAAGCAGGTCGATGCGCCGGCCCCGCCGTTTTTAGGCGGCGGGGCTAACAGGCACGGCGGGGAATTATTTTTTTATTTCTGGCCCCACGGCCGTGTCTTCCCGCAAAACGCAAAAAACCCGCCTGCCAGGGGGCTGCAGGCGGGTTGATGTTTGGAACAACTATGAAACTACCACTGACGCCAACTGCGACCCCAGCGCGGAGAAGTACGGCGCAAATAGCGACAGAATTGCGGCATGCGATTTTCGATCAACTCGGGCAACACAATATGCACGAATACATCTAGACACCGTACGCATCGGCAGGGCGAACCAAACCAGAACCTACTCTCCGGCGTCAGTTCGACATGCCGAAGTCGATTCAATGTCTCTCCAAGGGTGTATCTTCGCTCAAGCATTAATCACGAACCCATCAAACGTGCTTCACCAAGTTCTTGATGATTTCATTTGTCCTGTGTTTTGCCAGTTGGAAATCAATTTCGGTTGTGATCATGTCGCCCAAGCTTCCCATTTCGACGGCATCTGAGCAAGCATCAAAAGCGATTTCAAGCTCGGCGGCTGTTTTAATGTTCGCTCGAGTCTTGAACCAATCCGCATCCCAGTATGCAACGACCAGTTCGTCGTCCGGGTCATACATTGCTTCCAAATCTTTGATGAGTTGTTTAACTGTTGTCATGGCCATTAGCAATCTTCGCCGGTGTCATCAACCGTAATTTCATTTGAGACTTCATCGACGCTCCAGCCGTAATGATCATCCATAAGGTTGATCGCCAGTCTTTGCGCTTCGTCGTCGCTTGATGCTTCAACAGTCATCGAGAGACAGAAATAATCTCCGACAAATTGAACCGTTCTATACGTTTTAGGTTTGGTTTTTGTTTTCATTTGTTCTCCTTTTTGTTTTGATTAAATTAGTGATAGCAGGCCGATGATGACAATTAAAACGATCAGATTGAACATCGGGTCGGCTCGAGATCTGCAAGGCGTTGTGCTTCTTTTTTCGCGGCATAGAGCGTGTCCCAGCCACAAAACGCGCCCATTGTGTTGATATCGCCATCGACTGCACTTCGGACCGTATAATACCTGGGGCGGTCGCTGTAGGTGTCTCTTTCGCTCGTGATGAAATACTTGCCACCGTAGATCGTTGGCAAAATTCGGCTACTAAAAAACCGCATCGTACTAGCGGAAAAAAAATGCGATCCCCGAGCTTCCGCGTCTCGAATGATTTGGCTAATTTGTGTATAGTTCGTCATTTTAGCGACCCCCCTTTTTGAGTACATCTACCAATTCGTCGATAATGATCGTGGGCGTTGCACCTTCGGAATATCCGACCGGGAACAAAGACAAGATAAGTTGAGTTAAAGCGAAACCCACTTCTTTGCGGGTGCTTTCAACTTCTTTGATCCATTCATCATCAAATCGACCATGATTAAGATCGTCAATAATCCCGCCGACAATTTCGGCTGCTGTCCACCCTGGGCCGAAATAGTTATCGGCAAGAATTTCAGTCAATGAAACTTGCATTTTTTCTCCTTTGTTGGTTGTTGTGCTCTACAGACTATAAGACATACAGGATTAAAGCAAGTATTTAAGCCGGATTTATTTATTTTCTTTGATCGGCCGGCCAGCCCCGGGAAGCTCTCCCGCATTTATTTTTTTTAATCCCAGCAGGGGCCCGGGAAAGCTCTTCAGCCACCGTCGGCTTGTAGTCGAAACAGGGTGTTTAACTGCTTGCGAGCCCCGCCACCTGCACCGCCTATACCGCCTGCACCGCCACCCCCGCCAGAAATGCCGGCTGGGCCTGGAGAAGAAAAAAAAAATATATTTGCGATCATCCTTATTCCATAAGGGTTTGGTCAAAAAGAAGAATTTTTTTTAAAAAATCCCACGCAGCTTGGCCTGGATCAAAAAATAAAAAAATCATCAACCACCGTCATCTTGTAGTGGAACTGCGACCCAAAACCCAGCCCCGTTGTTTTATGACAACGGGGCTCACAGATGCCCGAGGTATTTTTCGTCGCGACGGGAGTCCTGGCTCGAGAAAAAATAATTGACACGAAGGGGTCGAGCGATTCTTTCCGCCTTGGGGCGAAAAAAAATAAATAAAAATGACTTGCTATTAGTCTACGAATTAACTATATTTATGACTAACCACTACAAAGGAGAATGACAATGGCAAAAACAAAACGAAAAACAAAAGATCAAAGATGGTCAGATGTTGAAGACGCAATTTACGACGCACACCTGATTGCGTTCGACGGTTGCCACAAAATTTATCTTGCGATGGATGAAAAGCAGGCGCAAGAATTTAAGTCTCTCAACTACGAGATCTTGACTGCCGCAGAATTGGCGCCGGAAGAAATGATGGAACAAGTTATCAAATGGTATAAAGCATCTTGTTTCCTGAAATTTATTTCTTCCGTCTCGACTACTGCCGATGGTGAAAACGAATTTAATTCACTTATCCCGCAAGGAGTATAGAAATATGAACAAAACTTCCAAATATCAAATTGTCATTGTTTTCGAGACTGATCGAAAATTGACCGACGCAGAATTCGGGCATCTTGCAGATGCGTGTCTTGCACAGGTTGAAGATCCAGCCGATCACACCGGAAAAAATAAACGGGCCAGGTTTTCAACGCTTAATTATGTCGTTTCTCAGGAAGTAATTAAGGTTGCGAATTGGATCAAAACTCGATGACACCTATTGGAGCGTCTTGCGCAATTCGGTATCACGATAGCGAAGATTACTTCTACGCTTATATTTCGTTCGGGACATGGGAAGATGACGCTCAACGCGACTCATTCAATGTGCTTGACAGTAATATATTTTTTTACTGCCAGGACTTGGATGAGCTCGAGTCATTGACCAAAGCAGACAACGGCGGAGACTTCATCGTGAAGGCTTACGCTCTCGAGTATCAAAGTTAGTTCGGTATCTCAAGCACCTAACCCGCCCTAATCGCCCCTTATCGTCATGACGGATGACGGTAAGGGGTTATTTTTTTATCCCAAGCGCAACGCCGTCGTCATCCGCCGCCGTCATCTTGTAGTCGAACCGGCGAGTCCCGTCCCACGCCGAAGGCGGGGCTCGCAAGCACGGGAGGTGCCCGCTGGGGAAAAATAATTTTTATTCTGGCGGCCAGAGTCGCCGCGCAAAAAAATATTCTCGGATTGTGAATTGTCGCATACCTATTTTTATTAGCCTAGAATGATGACTACCTAAACAACCAAAATAAGGAGGCGTTATTTTTACTAAAACTCGAGAATGGGAAAATTCAATCTCGAATTCTTGTTCGTGTCAGGACTTCAACGAAGACACTCAAGAATTCAGCCCGTCAGTCAATTGCTACGGCGATTGCTGGCAAGAAACAATTTGGCAATTTGCCGAAGAAACAAAGTCATTGTTGGATATCTCAGAATCCTGGGTGATTTCCGGCCTGCCATTGTGGAATCGAGATGTAAACGGTACGGCGAAAATTAATAACGCCGAAGAATTGTTGCGAGCATTGACTGTTCAGGGCGAGTGGAATTTGCGATTTAATATCCATCCGACTCGAATTGTTTGTCATTTGTCGCACCACGATGTACCTACGGGTAGGACATTTTTTGCCTACCCCGTGTTGCTGGATGAAGGGGATGACGACTGATGACACTTGACGAATTGCGACCCGCCGTTCAGCGGATGCTTGACGAGGCTCAGAAGGAATACGAGGCAATCTCGATGCAAGAGGTTAAAGAGGACTTCTCAAACTTTGACACAACTCAGCAGCGTTCCTACGAAGAAGGATTCCTTGCTGGATTGAGTCAAGTAATGCGGGAGTTGTTGAAATAATCCTTCTGTTCTTTTGGCGGGTCGCTCGGTCAGAAATGGCTTAGCGACCCGCCTTTTTTATTTGAGGGAGCCCCAGTTCTCCCGGGGTGGAGAAGAAAAAATAAAAAACTCATCCGCCACCGTCGGCTTGTAGTCGAAGAGGTGCTTGGCTGGCGAGCCCCGTCCCACGCCGAAGGCGGGGCTCGCATCTTTTCTGGGCACCAGACGGCAACAATAAAACAAATCAGCCGGATCGTCTCCAGGTGTCGATAAAAAAAACAATCAAAACGAGCAAGAGTGGTCGCAGAAAGGGCAAAAAGGCAAGGCTCCGCCCGTGTGAATTAACTTATTTTTTATCTTAGTCTTGGGGAATAAAAAAAAACAACTCGATGGAGCGCATTTATTTTATTTTTTTTTATTTACATTGGGGCAAAACGCGCAAACCCAAAAAGGTCGGGAAATCCTTTGCCCGTATAAAGTGTTTTTTTCTTTTCGGATGGGACTGGCCGCCCAGAAAAGCTCTTCAGCCACCGTCGGCTTGTAGTCGAAAGGGGGTGTAAAAAAACATCTTAGCCCCGTTGAGTTTACTGATTTTTTAATTTTCGGCGGCAGCGCGCCAGGAAGAGAGTTTTCTTCGTTTTGTTGGGCGGGAAACCCATTGTTTGAAGGGGCAAAACCTTTTTATTTTTTGGATCGGCCCTACCAGTTAGAAAATAAATCGCTTTCTTCGTTTTTGGCATCAGCCCCGTTGGTATATAGCATCGGGGCTTCAATGCATTTAAGAGATTTTATTTCCAAACAGGGCCCACTGGGGAAATAAAAAAAATCCTCTGGAGTTGATTCTTTAAAAAGTTGCTTTTATTGTTTGCTGCTGTTTATAATCAACGTATGACAACAACTAAACAACTTATGTTCATTGACAGCGTAAACAAAGATAGAGACTGTCGGTCTGCGGATGTACGGCAAATTTTGAGCCAAATTGGAGGCTCAACAGTCTTGGCTGTGGCGGGTGGCTTGCAGCGCATCTACTTCATCACGAATAAGGAAGGCGATTCCTGTGGCGTCATTCTTGATTGCGGCAATAGTCGTCTAGTCGAGGTCGTGCTGGACTGGAACGATACTTATTCCGTTCGTCGGTTGCGCCAATTCAACAAGGGCGCTAGAAGGGGCGAATTCATCACGGAATTTGAAACTAGCGATGTTTACTGCACCGAACTCTCAAATGTCGTCTATGGTGCTGGGTGTTGGAAATGACTACCACTACTCAATTCGCTTTAGCCACCAAATTGGTTGATCATTTCAATGAAGCATTAACTCTTTATCTAGATGCGGCGGGCCGGCTCGAGATCACCCCGATTGAAATTTTGGATGTTCTCGGAGTCTGCGGGCTCGAGTTGAATGTAGGGGAACGCGCCTCGGAGGAATTTGTAGAACAAATGCGCCAGGAGCGAACTGAGCACCCCACGGGTCGATTGAGATTGGTGAAATAATGACCGATTTAATCGTATTACTGTTTCTTATCGGTTTCGTTTCGATGCTGTGATGAAAATGGGATTGCTGCATAAAGACTTGAATATCAGAGAGACTCTACGCATTGCGCGTTTGGCTGAGCAAGAAAAACAAAGCCGATTTCGGTTGGGGTCGCCTTGTAAATTCGTTCGATCTCTGGATCTTTTGATTCATTTGATTATCCCTGAGCTGATTGAAGATTTGACGCCTGCCGTCGCTTGGTATTTGCGCCACACATCACCAAGGTGGGGGCGTAGCTGGCGTGGATGGACTCAGACATTTGACGATGTTGACAAATTCCCCCTTGTCTCGGTAAAAGGCTGTGAGTCGTGGGGCCACGAATAAACAGGACAACACAGTCCGCCGGCCTCATCCGCAAAAAATAATAAATCTCTTCCACCGCCGTCATCTTGTAGTGGAATTAATTGCTTAAAATCCGTCCAACGGGGCTTTAATGTTTTTTTTTAATCCCAGCGGGAGTTCCCTCCAGGCACTGAAAAAAAGGTTTTGAAAAAGGCTTGCTATCGACTACTCGTTAGGCTACGATTAGGGCTACACAAACAAAAAGGAGAAATTATGGGCTATACACATTATTGGCAACGACCACGAAAGGATTACGGGTCGCCTGAAATGTTTGGGCGGCTTGCGCTTGACGCAAAAAGAGTTATCACATACGCAGAGCCGTTCGGAATTATCATTAAGGATTCGAATGGCGAAGGTAAGCCGAATTTCAACGAATCTTTTTTTGCATTTAACGGCGACGCAAGCGAAGGGGCAGACCACGAAACATTTTTGTGGGAAGGCATCCCGACGATTCAGGATTGGCGTCAGGATGAGCCGATGAGTTTCGATTTCTGCAAAACAGCGCACAAGCCCTATGACGCAGTAGTGACAGCAATTCTTATTCGTGCAAAACATATCTATGGTTCGTGCGTTGAGGTGTCGTCTGACGGCTCGTGGGATGAATGGGAAAAAGGTCGTGCGCTCTATGTAGCCGTGTTTGGCGAAATGGCGTTGAATCCGTTCGGGTTGGTCAAAGTATGAAAACTTTAACTACCCCAACCCAAAAGGCCGCGAATCGACTTAAAAAAAATAGTTTGACATCGTGGTGCGTGCCGACAGATGTTGAACCATTGGAAAATTATGCGCTTGAAGTTCAGGCGTCACAGAATAATTCTCGTGGTGGCAACGAATGGGAAGCCGTGCTTTACAAAAACGGTTTGCCGATTATGTCCGTTGAGAATCGTGGCGATGGTGGATGCAATTACTACCACGCAATTTTGAGCGACCGAAACTTGCACCGTGCCGAAGTTGCAGCATTCGAGGAAGCAAGCAAAGAGGCGTACCCGAATCGGAAGTATGAGCAAACAGATATTGCGTGTTCGTTCTTGGATTGCGTCGCCAATATGTAATCACCCCCAAAATAGCCCCTTGCCCGAAACGGTGAGGGGTTATTTTTTTTGCACCCCAGCAGTTCCCCCCAGGCAGCGAAAATAAAAAAGTCTTCAGCCATCGTCATCTTGTAGTGGAATTTTTGCCGGCGTCTCAGTCCCGCCGTTTTTGGACGGCGGGGCTTTAATGTTTTTATAAAAATTCTGGGGCCCCATCCTGGATCCAGAGATAAAAAGTCTTTGGCGGGCTTTGACGGTCTTCGGCGGGCGCAGGCGGTCGTCAACGACTTTTATAAAAAAAACTTGACACTATCCCTTATCGGTAGTAGACTATTAGTCATACACAAATTAAAAAAGGGGTAAAAATGGTTGAAGACCGAGAAAAATGCGAAATCTGTTTTGATTTTGTTGATTATTGCCAATGCCAACGATGTGAAAAATGTGAAGAACTGACGCATATTGACTTAGCAAAGAAGCTTTGCGGTTGTGGTGGCAAATTTTATTAAAAAATAAGTCCAAGAAGTAGCCCTGTTTCTCGCCCCCCGAGAAGCAGGGTTATTTTTTTTATATCCCAGCACCTTGGTCCAGGCGGCTCTTCAGCCACCGTCGTCTTGTAGTGGAAACATACCTCAAGCATCTGTGAGCCCCGTTTCAAATCATCTTCCGACGGAGTTTTTGTTTTTTGAAGCGGCTCCCTCCAGGCAGCATTTGAAAAAAGGAATAATTCCGCCTTCTGGACACCACTTCTGGCGTTATTTTTTTTTAGATTAAACTGGGGCTGACGACTCAGAGTCAGAAAAGTCGGCAAACCCTTTACCCATATGGAGGGTTTTTTTCGTTCTGGATGGGACCGTTTTTGATAAAAAAAGTTAACTTCAGTTTGTCTTCAGCCACCGTAATCTTGTAATGCAATTGTCAGCCCCGTAGTTATGCCTTAGCGGGGCCAACGAATGCTTTTCAATTTTGTCCAGGCGGCGACGCCGGCGGCGGTAAAAAAGATTTTTGCCACCTCCTCCGCCACCTGCACCACCTTTGCCACCTTTGTTTTTTTTTACTCCCAGTTGGGTCAAACGACTTTGAATTTTCAAAACCAGGAAACCCTTTGCCCATATGGGGAAATTTTTCCATTTCGGATGGGTATTTTTAAAATTTTTACCGACGACCCCGCATCGAGCAACTCAAACTTCGTTCCAGAAAGAGAAAGGGTCAGTCCCGCTAGTTATTGAGGGCGGGGCTAACTTGTGTTTTAAATTCAGGCAGCCAGAGCCAGGCGGCATTGATCTGGGGGGAATAAAAAAGGCGGGGCCTCCAGACTCTAGATCCAACCTCAAAATATTATGTTGCGTCGCGCCGGCTGCCAGATCCAGTAAAAAATAAATTTCGGGCGGATCAAAATGCTTGCTTTTTGTCCAGGCTCCCGTTAGTATTGCCTATAGGCGAGTACTTATAGGGAGGTATGACACAATGAACAGCAATCTCAAAAACACTTTACTTATCGCCACAGCGGTGGTCGGAGTGACAATTGCATTTGCGGTGGGCGAAGAAACCAGCAACAACTTTCATTGCGAATTAACACCGCACACCGTCCAGCAAGGCGACACTCTATGGGCGATAGCGGAGAACAAGTGCGAAGGCGATATTCGGCGAGTGACTGACATTCTCGTCACGGTTTACGGAGCGGACATCCGAATCGGAAACAATATTTATTTGCCCGAAAACGAAAACTGCGAATTAATGCTGACCGACGACGGTGAAGTGATGGAGGAATGTAATTAATGGGAGTGAAGTCCTCAGGTCGTTGTGATGAATGCGGTGAAATCTTTGATGATGTTTTCCCGAATCGGAAGTGCGGTCGCTCAAGTTCGGGTTTAGATTTTCCGTTTCGACAACTCGGTTACTACGGAGGCTTCATTGACAATGAACCGTGGGAGCCTTGGCTTGATGAAGAAGATTTTCATCTTTGCCACGATTGCTGCGTCAAATTACTGAATGCGGTGCCAAATCTTTTTAAAAAAATCCAAAATTTATTCCCGCAGGGTACTCACTCGGTAGAAAAAAACATTTGCCCGATGTGCTACCCCGCCCAAAACTAGGAAGGCCATCCGTGGACAATGTCATTATTTTGTTCGTCGTAATCGGTTTGATTGCGTCAATTTAAAACATCGACTCGGTGAGATTTGTTTCGCCGTCTATGCAACCTTCGTGGGCGTAATCAAAGTGCTCTTCGGGCTGTTTAATTTTGCTTGCTGTTCGGTCACCCGTTTTGACCCAGCAGGTAACTTTTTTCCAGGTACCAGCAGCGCCAGGGACGATGGGCGTTTTACAAAACCTACACAAGTACTGCATTGTCGCAGTTTACTTCAAGCGGGGCTATTATCTTCTTAAATTTTTGTAAGCAGCGCATCCAGGGTGTATCCTGAAGATTCAGATGTCTGATTCACCCTACGACCCAGAGCAAAATTACAGCCAATTTCGGCAAAAACTCATTCCCGATGATGTGTCCTTTGATGAATGGCTTGAGTTCGGCAAAAAACAGCAATGGCGCATCCCTATTTCAATGTTTCAAATTATCGACAGCGCTGCCGGGGACCCAGAAAAGGAAAAAAAATAATGCGAACGAAGGATTCGGGTTATTTATTCCTCGGGGACGACAACCTGATGCTTGATTTTCCTTACGATGCGGCCCAAGTGGCGGGAATAAAAAAAATTAATGGCGCAAAATGGGACAAGGTCGGCAAAGTATGGAAAGTCCCCCTTGCGTCAATAGATGATGTGCGTGCATTCGCTCAGAGTTATAATTTTGTTATTGACAACCAGGTGTTGAGGTTCGATACCCCCAAAACAAAAAGCTCAAGACGGGTTCAGGTCTTCCACGAAGGCAAGTATCTCTACCTTGAAGTCCCGTACGACCGTGTGAAGGTACATGCAATCAAACAGATTCCTGGAATTACTTGGGATACGAAGCGCGCCGCCTGGAGGGCTCCACTTTCATCTATACGGGATGTGATTTCTTGGGGAACACAGTTTGGCGCAACAATGCCGGACGAAATTGAATTAATTGCGAATCAAATGGAATCGGATATGCAGGAAGCAATTGAGATGTCTCGGTCGACGGCTGCTGTGGGGGAACTTAAAATACCCGCACTCACTGGAAGTCTTATGGCTTATCAGGAGGCTGGGGTGGAATACATCGCATCTCACAAAAAATGCTTCATCGCAGACGAGATGGGACTTGGAAAAACAATCCAAGCTATAGCGGGGCTTGAATACATTCCGAACTCCTACCCAGCAGTAGTTATTTGCCCACCGAATCTTGTTCTTAACTGGAAGTCCGAGTACACCAAATGGCTTCCTAGCCGAAAAATTGTCACCGTGGCAAACCGATCTGAATTCCCCGAGGAAGAATACGATGTTTTGATTGTCGGTTACAGCAATATCGTTCATTGGTTGCCGAAATTGGTAAACCATCAGTCATACGTGTTTGATGAATCGCACTATGTAAAAACACCTACCGCAAAACGAACCAAAGCGGCGATCAAGATGGCAAGGTCAACACCAGATAACGGAAATATATTGTGTCTCACGGGAACACCCATTACAAACAGGCCAGCCGAATACGCATCGCAACTTGATATTTTGGGCCGAATTGCATTCTTCGGTGGCACATTTGGTTTTTATCGTCGCTACTGTGCCGCCTACAAAGACCGATGGGGGCAATGGGTTCTTACTGGGAACTCCCACCTTGATGAATTGAACGAAAAACTTAGATCCAATTGTTATATTCGTCGCACCAAAGACCAGGTTCTATCCGAACTTGCGCCCGTGCGTCATTCAACCGTAAGAATCAAACTGAGTGATAAGACGATGAGCGAATACACCGCAGCCGAAAACGATTTTGTTAAATATATGGTTTCCGAAGCGAAAAGATATGCCGTTGAACTTAAACAAGATGTTCGCAGTGCTCAAGTCAGGGCCAAGATCAAAGCCGAATCAAGCATTCACCTTGCAAAACTCTCCGTATTGCGCCGGCTCGTAGCAAAAGCAAAATTAGAAATAGCAAACGAACTAATTTCTGCTCAGACGGAATCGGGTAACAAGGTTATTGTTGCCGCTCACCACCGAGAAATTGTTGACGCTTTAACAATTGCCAATGGCGGGTTGAAAATTCAAGGAGGAATGGATGTCGTATCCGTGGAAAAAACAAAAAAGATCTTTCAGGAAGGATCAGTACTGGAAGCTCCAGCAATTATACTTTCGATTCAGGCAGCGAAAACAGGGCACACGCTGACCGCCGCACAAGATGTTTTATTTGTGGAGCTCCCGTGGACGCCCGCAGATGTAGATCAGCTTTATTCTCGGTGCCACCGCATCGGCCAAAAAGGCTCGGTTATGGTCACATATCTGATTGCCGAAAATACAGTTGATGAAAAAATTGAAGCAATGATTAACTCAAAACGAAAAGTTGTCAACAATGCCACCGAAGGTGCGGTGACCGACACGGAAAGTTTTCAGGAAGCAGCTTTGGTGCTTGATTTATTGATGCGTGGGTTAGATCAAGATGCCCGAAGTTAGTAAGAAGGCTGCTCCACAGCGGGAAGTCCTTGAGATCGGTCGAATTGGCGGATACGGGGGAATAGAGTACCGACATCGCCTTTCTTGTGGGCATACTGAAGTTAGAAAGCGAAAAGCCCAAGCAAAATATATTGCTTGCACATTATGCGCGGTTGTAATCATTGCCAAAAAAGAACTTGGCGAACTAGCCACTCAAGAGAAATCCAAACAAACAATTGTTGGAGATATTGACGTCCTTGGGACTCAGATCAACTCGTCGGAAGATGATATTAATCGGATGACTGCAGATTTGGCTTCCGTGTTTCAAATACCGAACGAAATGATTTCAATTGCATATGAGAGCGACGAGAATGGCAACCTAGAAGTAATTGGGGCTACGGTTTGGCTTGACAAAGATACAATTAAGCAGGTTCTTGTGTCTCGTCGTAAATCGGGAGCCGAAGACGAATATCGAATACGCCGTCCTCTGGGGAACCCGTAACCTCGAGATTGAAAGCATCAAGTATTTCCGCCGCAAAGTCGGTTAGGTCTTTATTGAGCTCAATTAACTCGGCCGTGGTTGTTTTCCCGTCGTCCATAAGATCCATAAATTCTTCTTTTAGTGCTTCCAAAATTACCAAACGAGCCACGGCTGGGTCAAAAATCATACGCTCAGATTAGTACATTTCTGGTTGTAGTTGTGGACGATGGCACACTAGGCTAGGCTGGACCAACCAAGTAAATACCTACCAAAGAAAGAGCAACCATGAACAACAACCTAAGCGTGACAGGAAATCTTGTTGCGGATCCAGAAATTAAGTACTTTGATTCAGGAACAGTTAAGACAACCTTTTCAATTGCGGTAACCCGCAACTGGACAGATGCCAACGGCGAAAAGCAAGAGCAAACCAGTTTCTTTGATATAACCGCATGGCGTTACGCCGCAGAAGATGCTGCTCGGACGCTCATGAAGGGCTCACGAGTGACCATAACTGGTCGAATGGAGCAACAAACATGGGAAGACAAGGAATCGGGATCCAAGCGCTCAAAAGTCATTATTGTGGCTGACGAAATCGCAGTGGCTTGTTCCCAGATTGAGTCCTATGAGCGCCGTAAACGCGAGGATAAGGGTCAGCCCGCACAGCAAGGCCAATCTCGTTCAAACAATCAGCAGGTGACATCCAGGGCCCCAGCAAGAGGCAATCAGGGCAGACCTACGGCCAGTGTCGGATCCCGCTCGGTAACCCAAACCGTCCCCGAGGATGAAGAACCCTTCTAGGCAATACTGAACAACTTCCGTTAAGCCGGCACGAGATACCGATACGGGATTTTCAGTAATTTATTTTAGGATTTTAAGCCCACCACGAAGCGCTAAAATCTCAACATCCAGTCGAGTAATTTGTTGACCCAATTGAGCGATTAATTTGTCGCAAAGATCTAATTGTTTTGTCAGTTGAGATATCGTCATATCTTTTATTTCAGGGGGAGAACTCATAACCAGAATGATAGTAGAAATACTTCTCAGAATTATGATAGATTAGGGAAACATCATGTATCCACTTCGCGTACTCTCCCTAGGTGCTGGTGTGCAATCAACAGCCGTGCTTTTAATGATGGTTCACGGCGAGATCCCCAAAGCCGACCATGTTATTTTTGCTGACACTGGATGGGAACCAGCTGCGGTTTACAAGCATTTAGAAAAACTGGAAGTGTTGATGCAAGAAAACAACATTCCGTTCCATAAAATTACAGCTGGCAATATCAGGGCTGACTTTCTTGCAGATGACTCAAAGTTCGCAACGATGCCGTTCTATGTCAAAAACGCTGACGGGAAGAAATCTATGCTTCGTCGGCAATGCACCAGTACGTACAAGATCAAGCCTTTGAATAAACTACAAAGAGAACTTGCCGGCTTGAAGCCAATGCAACGATGTAAAGAACATCGGATCACCACCGTTATCGGAATCAGTTACGACGAGTCTCAACGCATGCGTGACGCTGCATTCCCGTGGATGCGCAATGATTACCCATTAGTTGATAGCAAAATTACTCGCCAAGATTGTATTGACTGGTGTGTAAAACACGGTTACGACAAACCACCTCGTTCAGCATGTATTGGTTGTCCGTTCAAGCGCAACGATGAATGGCGAGAGCTCCAGAACAACCCAGAAGAATGGCAAGATGCGGTCGAGTTTGATAAAGCCTTGCGCGAGAACAAAAGAATCACAAACCGTTTTGGTTGGGCTGGCCTACACGGGAGCATGATGGCGCTAGAGGATATTGATTTCAGAAACGAAAAAGAAAAAGGTGTGTTAAGTCTCTTTGATGATGGCTTCTCGCAGGAATGTGAAGGAATGTGCGGCATATAACCGAGCTCAAATGCACGATGCTCGGCGGGTTCTCCGCAGGGAAGACAACCATTCCTGACTATCAGGGTCATTTACTGATTAACGGCACAGTAGGCGTGAAGGTTCGATCAAGGCGTCAATTAAAGAATTGGCTAACATCTTTCGCTAAAAACTTGGAGTTTTCGGCAATAAAAGTCCATACACGTGCCATACACCTTGATGGTTACCGGGGGCTTATGGCTGTTCTTACGGCAGACAACGGGAACATGACGATCCGTGTGCAGACAGATGTGGTCCCCCATGAGATAAAATTTGATTTGATGTTTTTATCAATGATAAATATGGATCAGGCGCTACTTGACTGCGTGGAGGACTTTAATCTTGCATCATTGGACTGGTTGCTGCTTGACCGAAACGATGAAATATCTATCGTGGACGAACAGGAGAGGTTCAGTTCAATCCAAATACAGAAATAAACAATGATTTATGTCAAATAACCATATTCCGTTCCACGACAACCGCTATTTGTATGGAGACATTGAGGTATTGCGTGCAGTTGATGGCCCGTGCCCAGTCTGTGGACATCCAACAGGCAATTGTGTGGGGAATAATGAAAAGCCCGACCACATCATTGGGGAAAACTTCCAATCGGAATCATTGAAAAATGACAAAATGATTCTAGTCGAAACAGACATCTACGAAACACGCCCAGTCTCACCTTTTACAAGTACGAATGTTCTAATTCACCGGGCTGGAACGTACGTGACTTTGGAACGCGCAAAAGAATTAAATATTCTTAAAACTTGACAGGCAGAGATGCTCTGCATCTTCTAAACTAGTGAATCACAAAAGCAAAAGGAGCTTTGATGTCTAGTTTAAGTCAGTCATTCCTGGAGTCGTACAACAGCAAAACTCCACCTTGGGGATTTAGTGGGCTCGGCGAGGTTGTATACCTTCGCACATATAGCAGAAAGAAAGACGATGGCACGATTGAGTCGTGGCCAGAGACAACTCTTCGGGTGATTGATGGGGCAGCGGCTATCGGTGTTGATTTTTCGCAAGAAGAAGCCGAAAAACTTTTTGACCATATGTTTAATCTGAGATGTACTGTCGCTGGTCGTATGTTGTGGCAATTGGGGACACCGATAGTCCAAAAGTTCAACGGCGCATCAATGAATAATTGTTACTACACAAACATTGAAAAGATTGAAGACTTTGAATTGTTATTTGACTACCTAATGCTTGGTGGTGGTGTTGGTTTCTCCGTAGAGCGAGCAAAGATTCACGAATTACCGAAAGTAAAAGTCGGTGTATCAATCACCCACGAGCGCTCTAATGACGCCGACATTATCGTTCCAGACAGCCGACAGGGATGGCGCCGACTCCTACACAGCACGCTTAAATCATTTTTTGAAACCGGCCGTAGCTTCACATACTCAACCATTCTTGTCCGAGAGTACGGCGCTGAACTTAAAACATTTGGTGGAACCGCATCAGGACCAGGAGCACTCATTGAGGGGATAAAAGATATTTGTGAAGTAATGCAAAATCGAGAAGGCAAGAAGCTTCGCTCTATCGATGTGCTTGATATTTGCAACATCATCGGACGCATTGTTGTCTCGGGTTCGTCGCGCCGCTCGGCACAGATCGCCATCGGAGATCCAGACGATATTCTGTTTATTCGCGCAAAGAACTGGTCTTCTGGGAATGTCCCAGCGTGGAGAGCGAACTCAAACAACTCAATCTACGCAGACCACTACGAAGAGATTATGCCAGAGCTATGGAGGGGCTACGACGGCTCTGGAGAGCCCTACGGGCTTGTTAATAGGCGTCTCGCGCGCACGTACGGGCGCCTAGGCGAGAAGCATCCAGATCCATCAATTGAGGGTTTTAACCCGTGTGCAGAGATTGCTCTGGCCGATGGCGAGTCATGCAACCTTGCCACAATCTTCTTGCCAAATGTGGATTCGTTGGAGCAGATGATTGAGATCTCAACACTGTTGTACAAGATTCAAAAAAGAATTACGCAAATGTCTTACCCGTACGAGAAGACAACTGAGATCGTGAGAAAGAATACTCGCCTCGGACAAAGCGTTACTGGCATACTTCAAGTTGACGCTGAAAAGATTTCGTGGTTACCAAAGGTTTATGAGCACTTATCGGAATACGACAAGCAGTATTCCAAGACGAATGGTTTACCAACATCTATCCGTCTGACAACCGTGCAGCCCTCGGGAACACTGTCTTTGCTCCCTGGTGTAACGCCAGGTATTCACCCAGCTTTTGCTCAGTATTATATTCGACGCGTGCGTTTCGGTTCAGCTGATCCACTTATCGACGCCCTGCGTAAGCGTGGATACAAAATTGTCTGGGACATTGGTCTTGATGGACGAGAGGATCACACCCGTGCGGTTGTGGAGTTCCCCTGTAAGTCTCCAGAAACGGCCGTACTCGCCAGCAGTATGACCGCAGTTGAGCAACTTGAATGGGTAAAGAGAATGCAAACGGAATGGGCGGACAACGCCGTCTCCGTGACTGTGTACTATCGCAAAGATGAACTTCAATCAATCAAGGACTGGCTAGCAAAGAACTATGACAATTCCATCAAGTCGGTTTCGTTCTTGCTGCACTCAGAGCACAATTTTCCACTCCCTCCGTACGAAGAAATCACTTCTGATGTGTATGAAAAATTACTCAGCAAAATAGATTTTAGTGTTTCACTGACCCGTACGGCGTTTGGTGGCGATCTCTCATTGGATGATTGTTCAACGGGGGCCTGCCCCATCAAGTAGGATTTGATGCCATGGAGCAAAAGGAAAAGAAAACAAAAAAGAAAGCCAGCCTTCCAACAACAGCGATGATTGCTTTTGTCGGCGGCCGGTACGACAAACAAACTCTTCGGATGGTTCACCCCACTCCACAATTTATTGTTTTAGGTAAGGGAACCGAGTTATACGCTCGCATTGATCCAGTAGGAATTGTTGATGCAACTTATCAATTCACCAACGACTGGGAAGGGTATAAAGAATATCGAGACAAAGTAAATAAGGTAGTTTAATCAGACATACCTTAGGTCTGTAACGCCTACACCGAGGGGGCTGGTGTGGAATTAATCTTCGTCATCTGCGGACAGAGTACCTGGACGGTTCGCCCAATCGTAAACAGGCGCAGAGGTGACTTTTGGAAAAACTGAACCGATGGTCGTACCCCAAGGCTTAAGAGAAAGCAATGGACGACCCTCGACGTACGCATTGAACGCACGCAAAATGGTTCCCGCTTCTCGGTAGTTGCGAGCGTTCTGCCCGTGACTCGTACCAGTCTTGAGCATGAATGAACGAAGAGCAAGTCGTGGATCACCTTCGTACAGCCCAACGCCCTTGGCGGTCTCTTCAACAAACTTTTCAACCAGTCGCTTGTTGCGTTCACGCGCGGCAATGATGGCAAACATCGCCCAAGCGGATTTGATCCCGCCTACGCCAGTTGCTCCCTTGATGCCCATACTGAGGGCCCATTGAACGAGTTCTTCGTTCTCCTGTACGAAAGCAACCAAATCTTCTCCTGTTACGAGAATCATGGTGCCATGTTGAAGCGGATTCAGCCCTGCATCTACCGCAATAATTGGGCGCACAAGTGCTCCAACTGTTGTTCCGTTGGCTGTGCCAATGACGCCAAGAAGATCGCCGTTGGTTCGGGACACTCCACGATCAATGACGGTGAATACGCCGTAGTCAAGATTGGTGAAAAGCATTGTCTCAAATGAAACATTTGCTTCGACACAAGCAAGCAATCGGTGCTGCCCATCAACAATGACTTGTTCTCCATTTTCTTTTCGTGCAACACGAATTGCGTCACCAGTGAACTGCCACTGACCACGAGCCATTGATCGCCCGTATGCCAAAACACGTTCTTTTTTGACTCGACGATTATTTGTGTTGATCGCCAAAAGTTCTTTGGCAATTTCTGGTGTCATTAAGACACGCATTCCGTTGCTGGCGGCGGTCAACAAATTATTGAAGTTTGCACTTCGTTTTGTTGTGACTGCTCCTGCAGTTTCGACAGAGACCTTTTTGTTCCCTGTCGCTTTCTTCTTCAGTGGGACCTTCATGACTTTCCTCATTCCTATGTTAAGTGTTAGTTGTATGCCATTGATAAATGACAGTGAGTAGATAGTAGCGACACAATAATCAAAAAGCAACAGTTGTTATAAAAATCTTTCAAGCCTTAGTTCTAGGCTCTTTGTCGTCCTTCGTCTAATGAAAATAGAGACTATCCTTGGTCTATGGGTCACGAATTAGAGGTAAACAAAGATGGTGTAGCCAGGTTCTCGCATAGGGACACTGGTACGGCTCCGTGGCACCGTCTGGGAGTAAAAGTAAATGGATTACAAACGGCTGAGAAGATGCTTGAAGTTGCGCAAGCAGACTATGACGTAATCATCACCCGTGTTGCTGCCGTAGATGACGAAGGCAAAATTATAACTAACGAAGATGGGTTACCCCTAATTATTCCGGATTCCCGCGCAACGGTACGCCAGAACCCAGATGGAACATTTGATCCACTATCCACCGTTGGCACACGCTACGAAGTTCGCCAGAACAGAGAAGTGTTGGAACGAGCCATGGCTGTTGTCGGTGCGTCAAAGGGTGACGCAGTTATGGACACAGTTGGAGTTTTGCGTGGAGGTCGTAGATTTTTTGCAACAATCGAACTTGGCTCATTAGTGATAGATCCGATGGGGGTTAGCGACAAAATTGGCAGGTATCTCGTTGTGTCGTCTGGGCACGACGGCATTTGGCCTATTAGGTACGCAAACACGGATGTCAGAGCAGTGTGTAATAACACGGTCATGCTGGGCATCCAGGGCGCCGAACGAGTCTTTACCGCTCGCCACACACGCAATGTTGATACCGCACTAGATGACGCCCGTGAGGTTCTCCGTATCTCAACGGAATGGGGGCGCAAATTCCAGATAGAAGCCGAAAAAATGATGCTGGTGAAATATCCGATTGGATCAAGGCGAATAGATCAAGTGTTGGAAAAAGTTTTCCCTGACCAAGCCGATACTGGGCGCCAACGTAAAAACAAAGAAGAGATGATGGGCCTGATCAAAAGCATTTACAATAATTCCAAGAATGCCGGAATGTGTGGATATAACGGATGGGCGCTATATAATGCAATTGTCGAATACCTTGATCACTTCCGTGGGACATCTCCAAACGAGCGTGCGCTTGCGTCCATGGATGAAGCATCATCTGTAACCCAAAAAAAACTCATTGCACAAAAAGTCGTGCTATTCTAGGTGTATGGAAAATTTCGACCCGTTCGATTTTGATGACAATGAATACGACGATTTTGACGATGAGGATGTATCTTTCCTCGCAGAAAATGAAAAGAAAACAAGCAATCGCCATTCTGAAAAGTTCTTCGCAGAGCGCGTTAAGGCCTACTCTTTAGTAAGAGATTTCATAAGTAGCGAAAATGAACTAGCAATAAATGAAGTAGTCAGGCAATGTGAGAATCGCTTGGGGTGGCAGCTGGAAGTAGTGACCGACAAGCACGTAATAGATGATGTATTGTTGAGAGACTACGGGATATACGATGAGCATTCGTGGATTCGCTATAAAAATTCGTGGTTTGAAAAAAGAGCCCGCTACGACATGCACCACATTGGGTTGATGCACTCAACAATGTTCGCCCGCACTCTGGCCAAAAAGAAATTATCATCCAAGGCACGCACCTTATTGTTCGTCCGGGAGTTGCTGTGGACGATCACAAAAAAGATTGATAGGAAAATACAAAAACCTTAAATTTTTGTTGATTTCACTCCCGTGAGTTGATACTCTCAACTCAACGAATGGGGGTTTTGTGACAAAACAAAGCGATGAATTTTTTAAGGTAATTGAAAATGGGGCTTGCAGGAATCTTCCAACAGTATGGTTCTTTCCGGATCAAGCAGGCAAAGTTGAGACCTTAGACAACACCAAAAAAGCAAGAGCAGCTTGTAATGGTTGTGCAATCAATTCGGTTTGTTTTAACCATGCAGTACGCCATGAAGATTACGGAATTTGGGCTGGTCTATCTCCGCACGAGAGAAAGGTCTGGCGTAAGGTTCATAAAGTGGAATTTCTTTCGTTGACTGTTCAGGCTGAGTCTTGGGCGATGAATTACGACCGCACCTTCAGAGAACAGGGCTGTGATTAACATTCAATGAGCAGACCATCAGCACCGCACATTCAGGACTTCCTCAACGGCCTACAGAAGGTACGAGCGACTGGTGGCGACAATCAATGGGTTGCGCTTTGCCCGTGCCGAAATGACGACAACACGCCAACGCTGTCAATCGGTGTTGGTACGGATGACAAGATATTGCTTAATTGTCATCGTGGCAGCGAAGCGTGCGACGCAGAGGAAATCTGTAAGGCGATGAACATTTCAATCTCGGCCCTCTATCCACCAGAAACGAAGAAGAAAACTAAGGGCAAGAAAAAGATTGAAGCGACCTACCAATATCTAGACGAAGAATTTAATCCGTTGTATGAGAAAGTTAAATACCGATATGACGATGGTTCAAAAGAATTTCGTCAGCGAGTACAAGACCCTAATGACCCAACCAACTATCTCTATTCCCTGAAGGATGTGCGTCGAGTTCTTTACAACCTGCCTATGGTTGTTCTTGGAATCAAATCCAAGCAACCGATCTGGGTCGTTGAGGGCGAGAAGGACGCCGAGACACTGATCGCCCGTGACCTAATTGCAACGACTCCTCCAAATGGGGCGAATACTTGGGATCCAACATTCACTGAGTTGTTGAGTCAAGCAGAAGTTGTCAATATCATCGCCGACAACGACAAGCCTGGTCGTGACCACGCATTAAAAATTCAAATGCTGTTGCAAGGTGCTGGCTGTCCCAAAGTATCCGTGTATATATCCCCGCACGGCAAAGATGTAACCGATCACATCAGTCTTGGGTATAAGTTCAGCGACCTCTCGCGGGTGGATGCAGAGTTGCCCGAAACTCAAGCCAACGAACCCGTGGCTGTGCAGAGCGAAGATCAAGTATTGCTCGGGCACATTGCTGACATATTCGCCAAAGATGAATTAGAGACACACCAGAAGGTTCAGCGTGCCCGTGGGCTTCTTGATTCGTTTGGATTGACCGACTTAGGGGACAAAGGCCGGCTCGTCGTATGGTCTGAGTTTGTTGATGAAATATCTGAGGACACATATGACTGGGTGGTGCCAGGCTTGATTGAGCGACAGGAACGCATAATTGTTGTGGCTGCAGAGGGCGTAGGTAAAACGATGCTCGCAAGACAGATTGCCATTTTGTCGGCGATAGGGCTTCATCCATTTACCTTCCAGCCAATGCCCGCAATTAGAACGCTGACTATTGATCTTGAGAACCCTGAACGCATTATTAGGCGCACATCTCGATGGATTATGCAGCAAGCCACCAAGTTCGCCAAAGATAAATATGGTCGCCACGAAGTAAGTTGTGATGCTCACTTGTTGATTAAGCCAGCGGGCATTGACCTGATCTCACCCGTAGGTCGTGCTCTATTTGAGGAGACAGTTGATTTGATTCGCCCGCAGTTGCTCTGTATCGGTCCGCTCTATAAGTCCTATCACGACACTGGGACGCTGACATCGGAAGCCTTGGCTGTAGAGGTAGCAAAGTTTCTTGATTACATCCGTGACGTTTATGACTGTGCGTTATGGATCGAGCACCACGCTCCGTTAGGGCAATCACAATTGTCTCGTGAGCTGCGACCTTTTGGTTCGGCTGTGTGGTCGCGCTGGCCAGAGTTTGGTCTTGCTCTGGCTCCAGATCCGACATCGGGGAGTGAGTACATCTACGACGTCAAACACTTTAGAGGGGCACGAGATCGTCGCCCGTGGCCAGTAAAGATGAGGCGTGGGGTGCAGTTCCCATTTGAGACATTGGAGTTTATGAAGCACGATATTGATGAGCCAAAGTCACCCGTACACCAAAATGAGGATTTCTAGAGACTACAATTTATGTATGGCAGATACCTCAGAGCCCAACAAGAAAACTAGCAAATCTCTAACGCGCGAGTTCCTCTCTGAGCGAGACCTCCGGATATTTAAGATGCGATGCGCAGGGATTCAACACGCAGAGATAGCTCGTAGGTTCGGGATGACCACAGCGTCTGTTGGTAGTTCAATCCGAAGACAACTTGAAAGGCTCAACAGCGAAGCTTTGGTTGCGTATCCAGAAGTCCTCCGTATGGAATTGGAGCGATTGGACTCGTTGCAGAATAACATCTGGCCACAAACGCAACATCGAAAGCAAGTTGATGAAAATGGCACAGAGATAATGCTTGAGCCAGACCTGAAGGCGGTTGACAGAGTGTTGGCAATAATGGCTGCTCGATCTCGGCTCGTTGGTTTGGAGCGACAGAACGTATCAATGCAAATAGATGTGTCATCTAGCGGAGAACAGATTCGGGCAACACTTGCTGGAGCGGCACCTAAAGAATCCAGCTTTGAACGATTCTCACCAGAGTCTGAAGCCAGAAAACTGATTGCACTTATGGCTTCAAGCGGGGTTATATCCTCTGATGTTCTTACAGAACTGTCTGGGGGCAAGGTTCTTGAAGTATTGAATACTCGAGAAGAGCAATTAGGGTCGGATAATCTTGCGTTAGCCTTACCCGTAGGAGAAACCGAGGAGAACGACAATGCGTAAACCAGATCCATCTAATCCAACAGCCCCCAAAGATTCAGTACAGGTAATCATTCGGACGAAGGAAGAAGAACGAGAACTCTGGAAAGCCACTGCGGCAGAAGTCGGTTTGAGTATGGCTGAGTGGGTTCGTACGGCTTGCAACAAGGAGGTGGAAGCAAGAGCCAGGTTGTTAGTTTGTGAACATCCGCTAGAGTTCAGAGAGTCATACCCGTGGCAAGAAACATGTACTAAGTGTCAAACTAGATTATGGAGTGAATCTACATGAGTGCACAAACAGCCGAAGCGAACAAAGCCCGAAGAAGAAATGCTCAAATCAGGCGAGATGCAATACGTAAAGAGCAACGTTTGCTTGAGAAGCAATCAACGATTATCTCAACAGAAAATGCAAAGGTAATTAATTTCATCCCAATCGGCGTTTCACCTATTCGTGTTGCATTGAAGTTTGCAAAAACCAGTGGTGCGACAGGCTTCCTTCCAGCGAGACTCAAACATCTCAATCCATCTATGTTTCACTGTGACGAGCAGATCGCTGAAACGATTGCGATATTGTGTCGACACAAATTCCTCAAGCGATGCGAAGACGGGAAATATGCAATCACCGACCGTGGCACCCGTGGCGTTTCTTTAATTGTTCAAAGAGAGCCAAGTCGTAATTCGTATTCGAATAGCGAAGAAGACTAACTTTTTCGTTTAAACCAGCGAGCCAAAACATTGAGTCTCGTGGCCTTCTTATTGATGTCGTGCACGTAAGTCACAGAACCAATTGCGCCAACAGCGGGCTTATTCACCGCAACTTTCTTTGTCGCTGCTCTTTTTGCTGGAGTTGCTGATTTACTGCCAGAAGCTTTCTTGGCGGTTGATGGTTTTCTACTTGCTTTTCTCACTGGTTTCTTATCGGCCACTTTATTCTCCAATCGTTAGTACGAACAACTTAGTAGGCAGTGCTGTGGTTTTGGCAGACCTCAGCCCGTGAGCCTTCTGGTCGGCGTACTATTGGTAATGCTTCAAACGCCGTTTATAACATCTATGGACAAGTTGGCTCTGGCTGTTAGTTCGTCAGTGACAGCGAAGGAACTGACAGTCAAGGAAGACGGCATAGGTGAGGACATCAACATCAACCTCTATCTCTGGCAGGGGGCGTACTTGGGTGCAATATGTCAGATGTCAACAGCAATTATGCAAAAAAGCCATGGACTACGATTCACCTGCATCGTAGACGCAATGATAATTCTGCGACAATCGCTATGTATAGACGCAGTAACAATGATCGCAGAAGGGTATGTCAGTATTGACCCAAGCAAAACATTGTTGACCCCCCTTGATAAAGCGTTTGTTGAACTTCCGGAAGCGGTTAAGGAGTGTCTAACATTCACACACGTATACGGCGATCAAGTGCTGTTCATAACGAAACCATATAAGTACACGACACCTAGGGCAATTATCTGGGAAGACGAAATATATCTACCTAATCAGACGATTATGCGGGGTGGCAATAGCAAGTATCCAATAATGCTCAGCAAGATAATGAAAGAGATCGCTTGTGACGATCAGCCTCTTGATAGTGAAACATACTTCGACACAATCAACTACGGCCTACGTAAGATCGGATTTGAGATTACCTGGCTGTAACTACCACCCGTGGAGCCTGCGACTAGAGGAAGCTGTCGCCAAGGAATGGCTTAAGCGGGATCCTCTGGAACTCAAGAATCCAAGCAGGGTCAATCGTTCCTGTATAGACGAACGATACGAGATCTAGTGGATAGAAACCACTAGGTTCTTCCTCTTCTGCACGAACAGTAAGGCGCTCGCTATCAAGCAAGCCTGCCACCACTGTACATATCACGATCTCTTCTGCCTTGATGACCTGACCCGTGGCACTTTGGTTGGTCACCAGCTTCAGGATGTCTGCCTCACCAACGATCTTGATTCCATTACTGATTCGCACAAAGCCTGCTGCGTAGTCGGACTTATTCGATAGATGCACAACGCCGTCAATGCCTGGGATGATGCCTGCCTGCCTGATTGTCGCTTCGCAATCAGGAAATGTAGCGTGATATAGGAAGTCAAGGGTCATCGTGCGAACTTCGCCTGATTGTTCGTTTTCAAACATAGCGTGTTAGATCCAATGC